ATGTTGAGCAGGGCACCTTGTCTGCTGCCGACATGGACAGCGCTCTGGACTACCCCAACGGCCCGGGGACTGCCGAGGTCATCAAGGTGCTTTCGATTGCGATGGCAAGCCCTGACCCCATCGTGGCGCTGGCTGCGCGTCAGTTGGTCGAGCGGGCTGCTGCGAAGTACGCGGAGCATTTCACCGGCGAGGTGACGGAATGAGCGCGCAGCACACGCCGGGGCCGTGGCCCATTGAGCGCAAAGACCAAAGCAGCTTTATCCAAGCGATTGGACCACTCAGGGTAGATGAATACGCCGGCTCGGCTTGGTTGGAGGTGTCTGACGAAGACGCCCGCCTGATCGCCGCTGCACCTGAGCTGTTGGAGGCGCTGATGGAGACGGACAAAGACCTGACCGTTCTCCTGAACAACATCTACGACGCAGAACAGCGTGACCCCAAGTGGGCTGGCATGCATCAAGTCGTTAGCGCATGGCGTGACCGCAATCGAGCCGCCATTGCCAAAGCAACCGGAGGTGCCGCATGAAGAACCGCCTCATCAAGCGACCCGACCGCCCGCTTCCCGGCGTGGAGGTCGAAGAACTCACCGAGCGTGACAGCGGCTTTGCGCTGCTGGAGGACTTCGGGATTCAGACCCCGCAAGAGCCCGAGACACCACTGGAGCTGGAGCCCATCGACAAGCCCGGGTTCAGCGCCCGCGCCCAGGAGCGCCAGGACAGCACCGCTGACACCTGGATCACCACGAAGAAGGGAGGTTCGCAATGAACACGATCCCGACTGGCCTGCTGATCTTGCTCGGCCTCTCCCTGTGCTGGGGAATGCTGGTTGCTCTGTTCGCCTGGTCGCTTACGCCTGACGGCGACATGCCCGAGCAGTACGGGCGAGTGGGCATCACCTACCGCGAAGCCATCCGAATGTTTGCCATCGGCTGGGGTGCTCCTACCGCTGCGCTGATCGCTGTGTACGTGACTTTTGCTGACGCCATCGAGGCGTTTTTGGGAGGTCTTGCATGAACGCCATCAACACCGGCAAGGTGCTGATCGGCAGCGCCTTTGTCCCCGCCAAGCGAGTCGAAATGTCGGACGACGCTATCCGCCTGCAATCGGCACTGCTGGACAGCCGCACGGCCAAACCCCGCCCGCTGTGGTCTCGCATCGCTGGCGCTTTCTGGAGCTGGGCATGAATACGAAACACACGCCGGGACCATGGACGGCAATTGATTCCATTGTTGTCGTGACGATGGAGACACACCACTTCGCAACATGGCTTGCTAACTGCTCAGTCGGTGGAGAGAGCCTAGAAACAAAGCTCGCAAACGCCCGCCTGATTGCCGCAGCGCCTGAGCTGCTGGAAGCTTGCCAGAAGCTGGTTGAGTGGGACGCGAGAGAGAAAGACCACGCCATCAGCTTCCGTGAGCGAATCGACCTGTGCGATGAGGCATTCAAGCTGATGTACGCCGCCATCGCCAAAGCAACCGGAGGTGCCGCATGAGCGCACGTTGCCACCACCCCGACTGTGGTTTGCCAACCGGCGAATGCGCAAGCCGCGATTGCCTGCTGATCTCGCTTCACCGCGTTGACGCAACCACGCTCACAAAAGGCCAAGTGGTCTCCGTGGCCGGTGAAGTCGAGCAGCGCAAGCCCGATGTGCACACCGAGGAGCTTGGCGGGATTCGTTTCGCCTTTGCCGTGTACCGGCTGTACCGCACTGCGGGGCAACCCATCACCACTTCCGTTCGCCAAGCCTGGCGGGCGCTGAACTCTTAACCGACTGACTGGAGGAAAAAATGAGCAACGCGCTTGCCATCATCAAGGAAGACATTTACAGCACCCGCGAACGCTTCGAGCGCATGGCCGGTGGTGCGCTGAACTTCGAGCGCGAGGCAGGGTTTGCGCTTCAGGTTCTCAGCAGCAACGACTACGCGATGAACATCGCGATGGGCAACCGGCAGTCGGTCATCAACGCCGTGACCAACGTGGCCGCCATCGGCATCAGCCTGAACCCTGCCAAACGTCAGGCGTATCTGGTGCCGCGTGATGGCCGCATCTGCCTCGACATCTCGTACATGGGCCTGTTGGACCTAGCCATTCAGTCGGGCTCGATCATGTGGGGTCAGTCTGAGTTGGTCTACGAGCAAGACCGATTCGAGCTGCAAGGCTTCGACCGCCCGCCCGTTCACAACCGCAACCCGTTTGCCAAAGACCGGGGCTCTATCGTCGGCGTGTATGTCGTCGTCAAAACCCGCGATGGCGACTACCTCACCGCCTGCATGAGCTTGGATGAGGTGTACGACATTCGCAACCGCTCCAGCGCCTGGAAGGCATGGGAGAGCAAGGGCAAGAAGTGCCCATGGGTAACGGACGAGGGCGAGATGATCAAAAAGACGGTCATCAAACGCGCCTACAAGCTGTGGCCCAAGACCGACCGCTTGGACAACGCCGTCCACTTCCTCAATACCGAAGGCGGGGAAGGTCTGGACCTGGAAGACAACAAGCCTTCCACGGTCATCGTCACGCCCACCAAGGGCTCTATGGCCGAGCTTCCGCTTGAGCAGCAGAACTACCTGCGCGAGCTGGCCGAGGAAGTGAAAGAACTCTTCGACAGCGCAGAAGCCGGCCCGCCTATCGCATTCGACCGCATCGAGGCCGACAACCTCGACTCCGACCAGAAGCTGGCTTTGTGGTCTGTCCTTCCGTCCAACGTCCGTTCCGGCTTGAAGAAAGAAGGCGAGGCCCGCAAAGCCAAGCCGAAAGCCGTTGAGGCCGCCTAACCCCACCAGGAGAGAGACATGGAAATCACCTTTGAAGCCGACGCCTACATAAGCCGGTACACCACGATTGAAGAAGTGCTGAACGGCCAACGTCTGCCAACGGTCGTATCCAAAGACAGCGACAAGTCCTATTGGACGGAAGATGGATACACGCACATCGGCAGCGTGACCATGACAGTCGATGTGAAGCCAACCGATCAAATCGCGCTGGACAAGATCGAAGCGCTCAAGGCGAATTTGCAGACCGTCCGCGCCGAAAACCAGCAGCGCGAGAACGCAATCCTCGACCAGATCAGCAAGCTCCAGGCCCTGACCTTCCAGGCCGCTTAACCACTTTCCGGGGCAACACCAGCGCGCCGCACAGCATCCTCCCTGGCAAACGCCTTGCGCGTCTGGTGCCCCTCTTTTATTCGACTGACCATGAACAACTACGCTTCATTCGTCACATCAAAGCTGCTGACCGTTCCACCTGTTGGCATCACAAAGGACGTCCCGCTGATTGATGGGCTTTTCCCGCATCAGGTTGATTTGGTGCGCTGGGCTCTGCGTCGTGGCCGGTCTGCGATCTTTGCCGACACCGGGCTTGGCAAGACCCGTATGCAGGTCGCATGGGCCGATGTGGTTCAGCGCGAGACTGGCGGCGATCTTCTGATCCTTGCGCCTTTGGCAGTGGCTCAACAGACCGTCCAAGAGGCAGCAGCTTGCGGCGTGACGATCACCCATGCTCATGATGCCGATGACGTTCGGCCAGGCATCAACATCACTAACTATGACCGCCTGCACAAGTTTGATGCCTCGCGTTTTGTCGGCGTCGTGTTGGATGAGTCGAGTGTCATCAAGCATCACACCAGCAAGACTTTGCAGGCACTTCTGGACGCATTCGCCCGCACACCTTATCGGCTGTGTGCAACTGCGACACCGGCACCTAACGACTGGACAGAGCTAGGCACCCATGCGGAATTCCTGGGCATCCGCTCTCGCGCCGAGATGCTGGCTGAATTCTTTGTCCACGACGGAGGAGACACCCAGACATGGCGTATCAAGGGCCACGCTAGGCAAATCTTCTGGCGCTGGGTTGCATCGTGGGGCGTGATGCTTCGCAGCCCATCCGATCTTGGGTATGACGCATCGGCATACAACCTGCCTCCCCTGTCAGTGCATCAGCACACTGTCGAGAGCGATCACAGCCAGGAAGAAACAGGGTTCCTGTTCGCGATGGAAGCCAGCGACCTCATGGAGCGTCGCAATGCCCGCAAGGCCAGCCTTGATGAACGGGTGAAGGCTTGCGCTGAGATGGTCAATGCCAGTGATGAGCCGTGGGTCATTTGGTGCGACCTGAACGCAGAAGGAGATGCACTGCGGGCCGCAATCCCTGATGCGGTGGAGATTCGCGGAGCCGATGACGAAGAAGTCAAGGAGCAACGGCTCCAAGACTTCGCTGCTGGCCGGATTCGCGTGCTGGTCACAAAAGCATCCATCGCAGGCTGGGGATTGAACTGGCAGCACTGCCGCAACGTGGCATTCGTCGGCGTGACGGACTCATGGGAGGCGTATTACCAGGCCGTCCGCCGCTGCTATCGCTTCGGTCAAAAGCGTGATGTGCATGTCCATATCTTCGCCAGCGAACAAGAAGGCTCCATCGTGTCCAACCTCAAGCGGAAAGAGGAAGACGCAAAGCAGATGGCCGATGCGCTCGCCGCCGAAGTTCTCGACTCAGTGAAGTCTGAGCTGTTCGGTCAGACGCGCGAAAGCAACGACTACACCCCGACCCAATCAATCAACCTTCCCTCTTTTTTGGTGGCCGCATGAAATGCATTCAACAAACCCAAGGCGACAACTTCTCACTGTTCCACGGTGACTGCGTGGAGGTCATCAGCGGCCTTCCTGATGCGTCCATCGACTACTCGATCTTCTCCCCTCCGTTTGCCAGCCTCTACACCTACAGCAACAGCCCGCGAGACATGGGCAACGTGCGCAACGATGACGAGTTCTTCGCCCACTTTGCATACCTGATTGCCCAGCTTCGCCGCGTGATGAAGCCCGGACATAACGTGAGCTTCCACTGCATGCTGATGCCCACCAGTAAAGAGCGTGACGGCTACATCGGGCTGAAAGACTTTCGCGGCGATTTGATCCGCGCATTCCAAAAAGAAGGGTTCATCTACGCCAGTGAGGTCTGCATCTGGAAAGACCCTGTGACTTCCATGCAGCGAACCAAGGCGCTGGGACTTTTGCACAAGACCGTCCGCACCAATGCTTGCATGAGCCGCCAAGGCATTCCTGACTACCTGGTGACGATGCGTGCACCTGGTGAGATGGTGGACAAGGTGACTCACACGCCGGAACAGTACCCGGTGGACAAGTGGCAGAAGGTAGCCAGCCCGGTCTGGATGGACATTGACCCATCCGACACCCTGCAATACCGAAGCGCCCGAGAGCACGACGACGAGCGCCACATCTGCCCGCTCCAGCTTGAGGTGATTCGTCGAGGCGTGGACCTCTGGACCAACCCCGGCGATGTGGTTCTTTCGCCTTTCACCGGCATCGGCTCTGAGGGCTTCGTCTCGCTTGAGATGGGCCGCAAGTTCATCGGCGTCGAACTCAAAGAGAGCTACTACCGCCAAGCCTCATTGAACCTGCAAGCCGCAGAGCGCGAGAAAACTCAAGACCTTTTCACGATGGACGCAGCATGACCACCAAGACCAAACCCACCATTGATCTGGCCCCGCGCCAGACCTTCCGAGCAACGATTGACCGCGTGGACTTCTCAGGCACTGAGCCGATGCAC